ATAGTCCATCTTAAAGGTTCGCCACTACTATCTTCTCCAAGTTTAAAATCAGTTATGTATAACTCAGTATTTTTCCCTACAAAATCAAATATTTTTTTAAAGTTTTTATATATTGTTGTTTCAGGATTTTTACCTTTATAATTCAATAAACTATTTAAATCATAATCTCCAAAAAATAAATTACTTGATGAACTACCAATAACTTTATAATTATTATTGAATGATAATAATTCAAAAATTGATTTTATATTATTATTAAAATTTTTCATTTTATAATAATATAATAAATAAAATACATTTTAATAAAATCTTTTCTTTGAAGAATTCATAAAATCTAAAATATGATTATTATGCATATTTCCACCTTCCATAAATGTATAAGTGTATCCATTTAAAGCACTGTTAATTTTATTATATTCAAGTTCAATTTTATTAATAATACTATTCATTTTAGTTTCAAATATTTTATTAATAGGAGTAATATCATTTAAATGTTCTTTTAATCCATTGGATGAATCAACTATTTTTTTAGATGAATTATTCAATTTTTCAACTTCAACAGGATTAGAAAAGTTTATAAATGAATTTATTCCTTTTGTTAATTTATAAAGTCTATCGACTTGTTCTTCTAATTTCATAATATTAGAATTTAAATCATTTCTTGATGAGGGGGTTTGTCTTTTATTATAAGAACTGTCACCATCATAATCATCTCCACCATCATCACTCGCTGTCCTTGGTGCGTTTGGGTCATATAACGCTGAACCATCATACGAGCTTAAACCTTCAAATTGGCTTAAACCTTCTAACCCGCTTGAACTAAAATCATCATCTCTTGCCTCTTCTTCTTCTTCTTGATCTTCATCCTCTTCTGTTGCTTGTTTTAATCTATAATATTCTTCTTTTTTGTCTTGAGCTCTATCTTCATTATATTTTCTTAAAAAAACATCGCTAGGCGGTGGGGGTAATGGTGGCGGTGGTCCATAGGTATAAGGTTCTGTTTGAGTTTGAACTTCTTTTTGTTTTAGTTGTGGTACTTTGACTTTAATTGTTTTTGCTGTGTCTTCTGTATAGTTTTCTAATCTCGCTACTAATTCTGTTTTATTTCCGGTTATTTTTAACCCTCTTTTTTTAAGTTCATCTTTTATTTCTGGTATTTTCATTCTGGTTAATCCTTCTATTGTTAAAACTCCACCGCTTAATCTTCCTTTTCCTAACATAATTTCGGGTGTTTCATCTAATTTATCATTGATAACATATAAAGTTGTATCTATTTCATCTATAAGATTGATAATTGAACTTGTTTTTCCATCATTTTCTTTTGCTTGTTTTTCGGTTTTTGTTTTAAATTCCTTAGGGTTTTGTTGTGGTGTATTCTTTAATGCTATATTAGTTGTTTTAAAACCTGCTATATTAATATCATTTCCTGTGCCATCATAAAGAGACATTTTTAATTATACTTAATAACAATTTTTAATTTAAAAAATAAATTAAAAAAATAAAATAAAAACAAATTAAAAAATATTATTTCATAAAATACAAATTAATAATAATATAATTTATATTAATATTTTTCAAAAAAATAAAGTAAAAAATAGATTTATTTAAATTATTTATTTAAATAATCTTATTATAAATTATATTATGGGTCAAGTGCCTGACCTGATTGAAAATGCTCTTAAAAATAGACAATTATCAGAAAATTCTATTAATCTTTACAAAAGAAATTTATTAAAATTAAATGATAATAAACCTATTAAAAACTTTAACTTTTTAAGAAACAAAGAAGGTGTCATAGATAAAATTAAAAACTTAAAACCAACCACTCAAAGAAGTTATATTATATCTATATGTTCTATTTTAAGAGATAATCCAAAATTTAAAAAAATATACGATGAATATTTTATATTGTTAAAAGAATTTAATAATAATTTAAAAGTGAATACTGATAAGTCTGAAACACAAGAAAAGAACTGGATTACTCAAATAGAAGTTATAGATATTCATAAAAAACTTAAAGAAGAAGTTTTAATTTTACTAAATAAAAAAAGAAAGATAGAAAAAGAAGGATTTAATAAATTACTAAATTTTATGGTTCTTTCTTTATACACTCTTATTAGTCCAAGAAGAAATAAAGATTATTCTTTAATGAAAATATCTTCTAATGTTGAAAATGACAATTTTAATTATTTAGTTATAGATAAGAAACTAAATATGAAATTTACTTTGAATAAATATAAAACTGATAAAAAATATCATTCCATTAATATTGATATTCCTGATCCTTTAAAAGAAGTAATTATTTTATATCTTAAATATCATCCCTTGAAAAATGAATTGAAAAAACAAGAATATGATATTCCATTTTTAGTTGATGAAAAGGGTAATGCGATGAAAATTTCTACTGAAATAACTAAAATTTTGAATAAAATATTCAATAAAAAAATTAGTTCAAGTATGTTAAGAAATATATTTCTTACTGATAAATATACGGATGTTATGACTGAATTAAAAAATGATACAAAAAATATGGGTACTTCTGTTTCAGTAGCTTTGAATAATTATATAAAAGATTAATGTTTAATTTTCTTTTGATTTACGATATTCTGGTCCTGCGGCTTTCAAGGCTTCTTTATAACTTATTTTATTTTTAGAGGCGAATTCTTTAACAAACATAATCCATTTAGATGGTCCTTTAACAACTCCTCCAAATGCTCTTTTCATTTGCCCCATAGGCGACTGCCGGTCCTTTTGTTTATTAAACATATCTAAACCTTTCTGCCCTAATTCCATACCATCTTCAACAACTTCTTTGCTGAAATTCTTCCACTTGTTTGCTTTTTTGATTCTCGAGATTTTTCCGCTTTTATTCCCTGCTCCAAATGCTGTTTTTACTTGTCCCATAGGCGACTGCCGGTCCTTTTGTTTATTAAACATATCTAAACCTTTCTGCCCTAATTCCATTCCATCTTCAACAACTCCTTTACTGAAATTTTTCCACTTGTTTGCTTTTTTGAACCGCGAGATACGACCCGATTTATTACCTGCTCCAACTGCTTTTTCTATTTTTTGATATAAATTATTTTCTTTAACAAATTTAGAAGCTTGTGGAAGAGTTAATCCTTTTTCTTTCATTATTTTTTTAACAATTTCAATTCTATTATTTGAATTTCCACCTGTAATTTTCATTTCTTTTTTATAAGGTAGAGTATGAATTTCTTCTTTTTTTAAATGTAAATTATTATTTTTTCCACCTACTGTTAAAGTTGAATTACCTACTGCTAAAGTTGAAGGTTCATAAGTATTCATAGCTATGCCTGGAAGAGGATGCTTTCTTACTCTTGTGCCACCTTGTAAAATGTCGTGAGAAATATTAGTGTATGGAAACAAAGCGGCGAAACGACTATCTTGTTCTAACAATTTATTATATATCATTTCTTGATAAGCAAGGTCTTTAACAACATTATCATTAACTTTCATTATATTATATAATATTATATCATAATTTTATTATATAAAATAATTATTTATATTTGAATTAAAATTTATTATAAAACTTATTTAATTTTAATAAACCTCTATGAATTTTTTTTTTCTTAAAAACAAATTATTCATTTTATATTAAATTATTTTTTATTTTTTTATTTTCAATTGAAAAACCTTTAGGTTTTTAAAATCCCTTCGGGATTTTCACATATATTTACTCATTTTATTTACTGCACCCGAAAATTTTCCAACTTCTTCACCAATTTTTGATTGACCGCCCGAAAATCCACCACCACTATAACCCTTTCCAAAATGTTTTTTCAATACTTTTCTTAATCCAGTAGAACAAGATTCTTGAACCGAACCACCAACTAACGAATGATACGATGAACTATCAATAGCAGGTGATTGTTGTTTTGTTTCAAGCACCATATTTTTAGTAAGAAGTCCCGAGTATAGAGATGAAGAACCTTGCTGAGTAACCATTAAACCACTATTAACAACAACAACAACCATCTCAGGATTTACAACATCATATGAAAGATAGTTAGTAGCACTAAGAGTAATTTGAAGACCAAATTGTCCTAATGAACCACCACTTAAAAATGTAGGAAGATTGAAGTTATAAGCAGGTTTAACAACCAATAAAGAACCTTGAGTCGCTCGAACATTAGAAGAAGTAGTTCCACCACTCGCTTGTTCATAATTTGCTTGTCCCACAAAATCTTGATAAGATTGTTTAGAACCATTTGATTTTGATAAATTATATAATTCTTCTTTGGAACAACTTGCGAGAATACCACTTTGATTATTAAAACTAATAGTAGCACTTTGAATTGAAAAATAACCAGTTTGTCTTTTGTATTGTCCGCCATCAGCAGAATCATAAGAACGAGGGGGTCTTACAAATATAAGAATAGTATCAGGAATTTGATTGAGTTGAATAATAGAAAAAGTAAAAGTTGTAGTACTACCATTAACGGGTGTACCAGAATGAGTAGTAACAAAACGAGGATAATCTTGAATGGCGAGAACATTACGATTATTAATGCGACTATATTGTTCGGGTTGAAGAGTTAATAAATTCATTAGTAATTTAGGTTCAGAAAAGGCAGGAGCACCACCGAATCCAAGAGATACAGCATAATTATAAGGTTTAGATGTTTTAAATAAACCACCTAAATTAGAACGAATATTACAAATAATATTCATATTATTGATACCTAATAAACAAGCATCATCCTGCGATTTAGTTAATCCAGCAAAAGGAGATAAGAACAATAGAGGCTCAGTTAAAGAAACGGTTATTGATATTTTGAATGTATTACCATCCGTCGCGCACAAAGCACTATTACTTACAAAAACCCCATCAACAGTCTTTTGTTCTATTAAAATAGATTTAGGAACAATCACGCCTCGTGGCATAATTGTTGAATCATAATTTACAGCACCCATACCAGCGAGAGGATTAGAAGCATACGCTTCACAACCTTCAAGAGTTGAAAAATTTTGATCTAAATAAGAGGCAGTTAGTAAATTATATTTAGATACTTCTTTTTGGTCACAAAGTCTCAGTAGAGGTCCCATTATATCTTCAATAGGCGACGAAACCGAAACATTATTAATGGTTGCTTGAACTTGACTAAATAAACCATTTAGAGGAAACTGTCCCAGTCCATCAGTCTTACCCCATTCAAAAACAGGAACAGTAGCACTAACAGGAGCACCAGTGATATTAACTTCAAAGTTTAAATCAGTTTGTATTAAAATTCGTCTATCAATAGCAATATTTTCACTTGGAACATTTACATTAAAAGTAATACTGCTATTAGAACTATTAATACTTCTAAAAGGTTGATAAGTAGATTGAGCGGCCGAGCTTTCAACAGCAATATCTATTTTATCAGTAATATCATTTATTCTAGAGTCTAAAACTAATTTTGGCTGGAATTCATTCATATTAAATATTTATGTTTTATAATTAGAAAAAAATATTTTATTAATTAAATGATATTTTAACAAAAAAATATGTTAATTAAAATTGAAAATTAAAATTAAATTGTATTAATTAATTTTAATCATCATTATTTAATTTTATACTTAAAGAAACCTTTATTGATTTTTTTTTTATTATTAATTTTTTATTATATATTATTGTTTTTATGATTATAAAAATATTCATTAAAATATTTTTAAAATTAAAATTAAATTTGTTTATTTATCATTATGAATTTTAATTATTGATTTTTTATTATATATTATTATTATTAATTTAATTACTTTTTTTATAAATTTTTTATTAATTTTTTATGTTTGTATCTTTTTCTCAAAAATTAATTTTAAACTGCACGAAGAACCCGAAGATAACTTGAATTCATTCAAAATTCCATTTTTATCTTGATAATATACTTGAATATCTATATCTTTTAAAGCAGAACCACCGATCATATCAATATATCTATATTGACTTGAAGGAGTATAAACTAAATAAGGTTTATAACTATCTACTGCAACTAAATCAGTTATAATTTTTCTTGTATTAGGTTCAATACTATTAGGAGATATAATTGTACCTTCTCTAATCAAAACAGGAGAGCTTGAAATGGAAGGATGAATCGGAAGAGTTGAACTCGTAAAAACAATAGAACTAATTGGAGACCATAAATATAATGTGCTATATTCACCATAAACCATTAATGAACTAGTTGAAATTGTGTTATCAGTTTGAATAGAAGTGGTTGAAAATCCTTTAAAATTATTTGTTTCTATTCTATAATTTAATCCATTATTAATTGAATGTGATACATTAACAGCAGGAAAACTTGAAAATAATTGATATAAACTTTTATTCATATAAATCTCCCAAAATCCAAATTCTTCTTCTGATCCAGTATCATAATTATCCTTAGGGGCAGATAAAACGAATAATTGAGAGGCAGTATCAAATAAAAGGGTAGGAGAATTACTAATCCCTAATGTTGTTCTAGCAGTTTCAAAGGCATCATTTATTAATTTTAAAAACCAACTATAATTATAACAATTATAATAACCAGTTGAATTATCTTGTAATCCAGAAGTATTAGAAAGTGGAGCTTTAGGAGTGGTTTTTGTTATATCTTGTGGAGTCCATTCTATATATTCTTGATGAATTTCATTTGAATTATAAACACCATTAACAGGAGAAGCAATACTTCTTTTAAGAGTAATACTATATATAGTTAAGTTAGGGTCATCCGTATATTGAATAGTTGGTCTAAATAAAGGTAAGGCAGGAGTTTCAATCATAAATCTTATAATACTAAATTTATAATCTTGTGGATTTTCTATAAGTGTTTGATTTCTTTGTTCTGAAAATTGACATAAAATAGGTTCGCTATCATTATTTTCTAAATTAGTTTGTAGTAAATCATAATATATTTGATTAGGTTTTGACATTCTTATTAATATAAAATAAGATTATATTTTAAAAATCAATAAAAAACAAAATAATAATAATAATAATAAAAATAATAATAAAAATAATAATAATAATAATAATTAAAATTTTATGTTAATAATGTCACTATCTCATCATAATTATATCCAGTTCTTCTTTTTTCTTTATCCATCCATAATTGAAATTCTTTTAATGAATAACCTTGTATAAATTTTGATAAAAATACTATGCACCATCTTCCGCAAGTATTAATATTATTATCCATTTTTTGAAATTTCTTTTTATTATAATCTAATGTATAAGAACCTTTTTTCAATCCTTTAAACAATCCAGAAAAATCAGTTTTTTCTTGTCCTAACAATTCATTCATTTTTTTAGAAATAAAATTTAAATTTTGAAAAGGATTATATCCATAACTATCAAAAAAAATAAAAATATCATTTCTTCTTGTTAAACAAACCCAGTGACCCGTTCTAGGTTTTTGCTCTATTAATATTATTCTATAATCTTCCCATTCAGGCAGTAATTGATAAATATCATTATAATTTTCTAAATCAGAAAACTTTACAACCTTTTTATCTAAATGTTGAATATATTTTCCAAAATCTTCATTACTTAATAATACTTTCATTTTTTCATTTAACTCATCTCTTGAAAACATACTATTATATTAAATACATATATTATTTTTATATTTTTGAAATAAATTAAAATATAATACTATATTTATTTTAATTATTACATTTTTTTATTTACATTTTATGTTTTTTAAATATATTTGATGTTTATCACTTTTGAAGTGATTGTTATGATTACTTGGCCTATCAATAAAGATAGATCCACAACCACAATAAAATTTATTATGTTTAATTTCTTCATACTTATTCATAATTTTATGTATAAGATTTTGTCTATGTTTTAAAGATAGTTCATCAATTTTTTCTTTGTTTTTATCTCTGTATTCTTTTTGACTAAAACTTATATGTTCTTTATTTTCTTTGTAATATTCTTGACTAACTTCTTTATTTTCACTATACCATTTTCTTGATTTTTCTATTTGTTGTTCTCTAGTCTTTGAATAATATTCTTTTAAATATTCTGTTTGTTCTTCGGGTGATGTGTAAGCTTTTATTGAATTCATAGTTGTTTTAAATTCTCTCATTACTTTATCTTCTTCTTTACACGCTTCTAATTTTGAATTACAAGGAAACTTATGAATAATAACCATAGAAAACATATCCCAACCACCATTACTTCTAATCATTTCGTATAACTTTAAATTATATCCATTAACATTCTTATTAATACAGCATTGTTTATGAGAGTATTGTCTTCTTATAAAATCGGTTGTATGCCCGACATACAAAAGTTCTTCATTATCTAAATGTTGAATTTTATAAATGAGGCATTTCTGAAAATTAACTTGATGTTTTGGCATCTTATGATATCTTATAATACTATATGATATCATCTTTATATACTTTTTAATAAGAAATTAGATTTTTATAGTATATAATCTATATATTACTATTAGATTTATAAAGAGATAAAACAATCTATATAAATTTATAAATTAAACTTTTTATATTATAAAATTAATGTAAATTTACATTATTTTATTAAATGTAAATAAAAAAATCAATTAATTTAAATATAATATATATTATAAACTATCATTAGATGTTAATATAAATGACAATCTATATTTTCCATTATCATCAATTAAATTTTGAGTGCTTACTATTTCAACAACGAGATTACCTGCCGACGGTGCTGTTGCTTTAATTGAAACAATAGAATATAAACCAGAAACTGCTACCGAATTTTGTAAAATGGTTGGACTTTCATTTGTATTAAATGGATAATGAATTAAATTAAAAATAATTGAATGATTGGTTGTTGTTGCCTTTGAGGTATATGCTATGCTTTGTAAAGTATAAGAAAAAGGTAGTGGTAATCCATAATTTAAATCACTTTGATTTCCCATTCCAAAACAAAAAGGATAAGTTCCAACTTCTAAAATTCCTTCTGCTTCTGCGGTTGAAATAAAACCAATTTTTGCTATATCGTTTGCTCTTGCCACTGCTTCTGCTTTAACTGCGTTGTCTCTTGCCGTTGCTTCTGCTTGTATGGCCGCCCCTCTTACTGTCGCTTCTGCTTGTATTGCTAATTGTCGAGCTCCTGTTTCTGCTGTTATTGCCGCTTGTCGATTAACTGTTTCAACTGCTATTGCCGCGTTTCTCGCCCCCGCTTCGGCCACATCTCCTGCTTGTCTTAATGTCGCTTCTGCTCCTATTCCTGCCGTTCTTGCTATCGCTTCAACGGCTATGGCCGCAGTTCGTGCGGTTGCTTCGGCCGCGTCTCCTGCTACTCTTGATGCCCCTTCTCCTGAAATTGCTAATCCTCTATTAAATATTTCACCGTCAATTCTTCCTCCTAAACTAGAATCGGCGGATGATCTTGAACTTGCTTCACTACTAATTGAACCTTGAACCCCAGATATTGCACTTGCTCGTGTTGATATTTCACTTACTAAACCACTTCTATTTAATTCTATTTGTTCTATGGTTGAAATTATGCCATCACTTCCATCTTCTAAGGTTGCGTTAAAAGTATTAATTCGTTCTTGTAATGCTGTTGCACTTGTTTCTAAATTTGAAATAGAAGATGCCTGAGAGTCGTGTTTATCTATAAGGTCTTGAATACTACCTTCACCTGTCCCTTCTAAATTTGTTTTAAAAGTTTCTAAAATAACAACCCGAGCGTCATTGCTGATTGTATAAGCTGTTAATTCATTATCAATTTCTTTTATATTATTTCTTAAACTTAAACCTGATGAAAACATAATTATTTATATTATATTAACACAATATTTTTTATAATTTTTTATTTAATTTATATAAGTTCAAAAGATGGAATTATTATATTTACTAATTATATATAATAAATCTAAAAATGATTAAACCACAATCTTATTTCCAATCTCGTGTTAATTCTGGAAAGATGAATGAAGAATTTTATAAACCCATAATTGAAAAAGATATTAAGGAACAATTAAAATATAATAATACTTTTAATTTATTTGATTTTGAAAATGATACTTTTAAAATTGAATTAAAAACGCGTGAAGTTGAAAGATTAAAATATAAAACAACAATTGTAGGATATGATAAAATAGAAAAAGGTTTAGAATATATTCAAGAAGGATTAAGGGTTATTTTTTACTTTGGGTTCAAAGAATCGGGTTTGTATAAATTTGAATTAAATAATGAAAATTATAAAGAATTAAAATTAAGTAATATCGGGTGCAGGTTTCGTGAATCAAAAAAAATGCATATTGAAATTCCTGTTCAAATTCTTGAATTTGTTTCTTTAGACTGTCCCTTACAAGGTGAATACACTGAAAAAGTTAATAAACTTTTAAAAAAGTAGTTTGAATACCCTTTCGGGGTTTAAAAAAGGCGAAGCCTTTTTTTACAATTCATTTTCTTCATTAAAAATATTAAGATTGTTGTTGTTACTAATAATAGGATTGTTATCATTGCTATTATTTGTTAATATTGTTTCGTCATCACTTGATATTAATAATTTTGGGTCAATTATTAATAATTGGTCTTTTTTATTTAATGGGTTGATGATTGCTGAATTTTCAATTAATTTTATATACAAAGAATATATTCTATTTAGATAAATTATTCCATCTGTTCCTCTATCTTGTGTAGGTAATGATAATGTTTTATATAATTCTAATGCTAATGTTTTGAATTTAATTGAAAGGTCTTGTTCTTGTGTTGAATTCTCCGTTATTTTCATAAACAGTTTAATGCTTGTTAATATTGTTATAACCATAGATATAGAACAAGTTATAATTGAAATATATTCTTGATTAAGAAAAATATCACTTCCAACACTAAAACTTCCACTAAAAACACTTAATATAATGGTAGGGATTTCAAAATAAGCACTCGCCCCTTTATAATATAAATGGTTTTTTATATGTCTATTTGTTAATTGAATACAACTTAATCTTATTTTGTCTAATAAACTATCAATTGCAGGAGTCCAATTATTCATAATAATATATATAATTAGTTTTCATTTTTATTTTCATCAATAAAACGAAAATCCCGAAGGGATTTTAAAAACATAAAGGTTTTTCAAATATTAAAAAAAATATAAGTTTATATATTAAATAAAAAATCTAATTTTTATATAAATGGAAAATAAAATTTATAATAATGACTGTTTTAATATCTTTGATAAAATAGAAAATAAAGTAATTGATTTAGTTTTAGTGGATTTACCATACGGGCAGACTCATTGTGATTGGGATATTTGTATAGATTTAAAAGAAATGTGGAAGAGTTTAAAAAGAATTTGTAAAGATAAATGTCAATTTGTTTTTTTTACAACAACAAGATTTGGATATAAATTAATTGAAAGTAATCCTAAATGGTTTAGATATGATTT